GGTGCTACAGGCGCTGAAACTTGAACAGTCTCAACTGGTGCAACTGTTGGCTCAACAACAGGAGTAACCTCTGGGGGAACAAATGATGAGGCATTGCCACCAATGTTGTTGATGAACTCAGAAACATTTGTAACACCAGCGGCTTTTAAGTCTTTGACAAGCTGATTTTGCAAAGCATCATTGATCTGCTCAGTAGTCCCACCAACAAAGTCAATTGGAACTTCTGGTGTTGGCAAAGATGGCAAATATGGCTTAACAATATCTGCAACAGCGCCACCTGCACCACCGAGCAATGCACCTTTTGCAATACTGTCGCCAGTAATCGCTGAAGTGCTACCACCGACCAAAGCACCAGTTAGTGCGTTTGTGGCTAGTGTTGAGGCTGTTGGTCCAAGCAATGAAGCGGCAGCAGGACCGAGAATAGGAGTCAAAGCCGCAGCAATAATCGGTGCAAACACACCAATGTCATCACGGCTAGAAGCGCCAGTCGTATAGAAAACAGGCTTACCAGAAGCATCGAAATCTACTCGATAGCCTGTGTTACCTTTTCCCTCAAAAGTACCACCAAAGGCATTACCAGTTTGACGCTCACTATATGTAATCGGTACAGCTTGGTTTGTTTCTTTATTGCCGTAAGTTACTTGTGTGCCAATTGGCGCAGTAGCATAGTCAATGCGACCACCTTCAGTCTCATACGAGCCTGTTTGGACAATGTTAGGGTCAACAGGATTGCCTCGTTGGTCAATATAACCACCACGACCATCAGGACGCACATCCTCTTGAAAACCAGTTTGTGTGATCTTGCCAAACTGACTAATGTCTGTGATGCCAATGCCAGCCATGATCTTAGCCATGTCTTTAGCGGCAGTCTCAGCACTTACGCCACCCTTCCATTGAGAAGTGTCGCTAGAGCCTAAGATTTGCTTTGTCAGGCTATCAATAACTGATACTGATGGCTTAGTTTCTTCTACTGGCTTTGTAGGTTGCAACTGCTCAACTGGTGCGTCTGCATCTCGTTGAATAGGTTGCTCAATTGGCTCTCTAGCAATGATCTCGTTGACCACAGACGGAGGCAATTGTGCTGCTATCTGGTTAATAACTTCTTGAACAGATTGTGGCTCAACATAAGGCTGTTGAACTTCTTGTTGTTGAAAGACTGGCTGATATACAGGCTCTTGATACACAGGCTCTGGCGCTACATATACAGGCGCAGGTGCTTGGTACACAGGCTCTGGTGCAATGTAAACTGGCTCTTGATAGACAGGCTGATAAACTGGCTCTGGCTGATATGTAGGCTGGTAAACAGGCTCTGGTTGATAGACTTGAGTAGGCACTTCAGCAAATACATCTGGTGCAAACTGTTGTGCGTAATAATCAACCTCTGGCTCTTGGTAAACAGGCTGTAACTGCTGAATCTGCATCAACAGATCATCAAGCGACATTCCGCCATCCTCCAACATGGAATCTTGCATCAAGTTTCTGATTGCCATGATTAGCCCTTAATTTCTACATTGCTAGTAATGCCAGCACCTACCTTCATTGCTTTCAATTGAGCCTCAACCTCAAACTCTTGCTGTTTCATTGCAAAGTAAGCCTGTTGTTTCTCACGCTCAAGCATCAACTTAGCAGCCTCTTTCTCACGCATCAATTGCATTTCAAGACCCGCCTTTTGTTGAGCCATCTCCATGTCAATCTGCATTTGCTGTTGCTTCAATTGAATGTCAGCTTGTGCTTTGGCTTGGTTAGCTTGTATCTCAGCCTGTGTTCTAGCCATAATCGCTTGAACCTCTGGAGGCATTTGCTGTTCTTGTGGAGGAGGATTGCTCAAAGCCTGATCTTGCTCTGGTGTAATAGCCTTGTAGAACTCAGCAGAGTCCTTAAAGCCAGCGATCTCAACCATACGACCCAAAGTGCCACGATACTGTGCAGGGCTTACATAAGGGTTAGCAGGACCATACTGAGCAATCAACTGCTCTTGTTTGGCAAGAACCATCGACAGCATAGCCATCTGTTCTTGTCTGTTACCTGCACCCAAACCAACATTGATTGAGACATCGTATTGGTTAGCCCATGTGCGAGGGTCAAACTCTACGAACTCACCACGCATACGAACCAAACGAGGTTTGTCCTGATACTTGCAGAGAAGATGCAAGATGCCTTGGAACAAAGACTTAACACCTGTCTCAGCAAAGATTCGAGCCATTAGTTCAATCTTGCCTGCGCCAGCTTGTTGCATAGACGCAACAGCCGCTGCTGTGACATTCTGAAGGATAGATGGGTCTAAGCCTTGAGAGGCATCAGATACGCCTGTACGCTTAGATTGAACAGTATCCAAGTACTGAAGCATTGGGAAAGCCTGTGCCGCTACATTCTGGACTACAAGTTGTTGAACAGCTCCTTGAGACTTAGCACGAATAACACCACCAGCAGTAGATGTAAGCAAGTCGTCAAGGTTTACCTGCCCTTCAACAGCGACCACTCGTGCGTTGTTTGTCAGATATAGGTTATCCAACATTTGACGAGTAATAGTCGTTTTAATTAACTGTAAGTCTGTTGTTCTGTCAGCAAGTGAGTTGCCAAAGAACTTGTGCGGAATTGGAATCGGGCAGATTGAATGGAATGGCACATAGTCAACTTCCTCAACCATTTCCTTACCATTCTCGTCCTCAAGAATCTCGTTTGAGGCATAGAACGCTTGAACGAGTGAAGCAATACCTTTGCCCTCTATATCAGTTTTGACATAGCACTCAAAGACCTCAATCTCTTGCATGGATGGGTCATCGGTCTGAACTTGGTAAGGCTGCTCACCGGCAGAGAACCTCACGACACGCTCTGGAGTGTAGGCAAGAGCATCACCCATTGCCAAACCTTCAACTTGCTTCTTGTTGAATCCCATAGCAATCAAAGTGCTACGAGTCATCATTTGACGATGGGCTACAAATGGGCTATCAGCAATGGTACGAGCATTTTTGCTAATCAAGAACTCCTCTGGTGGGACATTCTCAATCGTTACTTTGCCTGATTTCTTTTTCTTTTGGACTACGACATTGTGCGTAGAACCCATAACAGGCATACCCATCGGGTCAACTACTGGCTGTCCCATTGGGTCAAAGATGGGGAATTCTGTCGTATCTTGCTCAACGATTTCCATGCTCTCATCGCTCATCAGCATGGCTAACTCGTCCTCAGACAAGTTGTAGTAACGCTCTTTAGTAATGTCTTCTTTGTCTTCCCAATAGGCTTTTATGATGCCATTTTTCTGTAAGAGAGCATCTTTAAACCAATCATGCAGAATGGCTACACCTTCGTTGTCTCGGTTAAATACCCAGTTACAGTAGTCGGTAGCTTGTTTGGCAGACGCTTCGTCTTGTGGTCCTTGTGGCTCAAAAACCACGATATTGTCTGAGCCTGTGAAGATACGAACTAGGCTAGGCAATGCGCCATCAATGGCTTCAGCCACCTCACCAGTAACGATCTGAGACTTTCCTTCTACCTCATTCCCGTAAGGTTGCCTTAAGTAAGCCTGTAGAGCCTGTTTCCGTTGATCTACAGTCTCACTCTCAATAAATCCGATAGAATCGTCAATCTCTGCCTGAAGTATCGACTTCAACTCGTTCTGTGCCATGTTTGTCCTTTGGAGGGCGACCCATTCGGGGTTTGTCCGATTTTAACTCTTTAATGGCATTTTCTAACATTTCGATGCGGTTTTCAAGTTCTTTTACTTTTGGGGCTAGATTAACCCCTTGGCGTTCTACATACATTACACAATCCATTTCGGTGCTGAGTTAATAGGCTTAGACCATGTGCTGTGACCTTCGTCAAGTCCAAGGGCTAAGTAACGGAATGAGTCCGATCCATGCGATGACCAATCATGTAATGGACGCTCATAGAAAATCTTACGCTTCTCATCGTAATCTCTGCGGTAGTTTCTCAAGCAATTCAGACCATTCTGTACTTGAGGAACATTGAACCAACATCTAGGCAACAACCTACGGACGGCTTGGATGCCATCGTCTAAACCCATTCTTGGGGCTATCTTGACCTCTAAGCCTGCTTCCTCAAGCATCTCTAGTCGGCTCTTTCCTGTGCCTAACTCTCTTACCCTGACATCGTGAGGCAAGATATGTTGAGCCTTGATGTAGTCGTTATCTCTTATCCACTTCACATAGTGGTCTAAGCCTACCCCATGATTCTCGTAATAGTCGATTAAACGAACCTCAGTACCTACTAACTGAGCCACCCAGATAGATGTTGAGTCACCCATACCCAAGTCCCAAGCTGTAAAGGTTCTGCTTAGTTCCTCTTTGGGTATCTCTTGCATATGCTTTTTGTCTTCCAGTTCGTTTAGGATTTGCCCGTAATACGAACCTTCTACAGCAGCATCAAAGCTACACTCGAACTCTTGGCGATACTTATCCTCACCCATCTCGTTCTTAGCAGCCTTCAGTTCTGTGTCATCCACTACCCCTGTCTCAGAGGCTTTGAACTCTAATAAACCCCATCCATCCTCTTTCTCTGCCCTGTCTCGCAACTCTTTAAAGTGGTTATGTCCCTTTGGTGTACCAATAAACAAGCACCATCCTTTTCGGTCTGTCAGGGCAGGTCTGACAATATCTGTCCAAATCTTAGGGTTTTGATCTCCAACCTCATCAATGATGACTCCATCAAAGAATTGTCCTCGTAATGAATCAGGATTGTCTGAGCCATACAGTTGGATTCGCCTACCCCAGAAGTCCACCCTAAGTTCTGAGATGTTGTTAGTACCGCCTAGCGGTGTAGTGTATTTAACGAGATAGTCCCAAGCTACCCTCTTAGCCTGACCATATGTCGGGGCTATGTAGGCGTATCTGGGTGTTTCTCTCTCGTTTAGCACCGCCTCACGGATTAGGTGATTGAGAGCAGCTACAGTCTTGCCAAACCTTCGATGAGCAACCACCACAGCAAAGCGCTTGCCTTCTAGCAAGTCGTGAACCTTTAATTGGTGTTCCCTTGGCTTATAGGGAATGACTATTTCGCCCATGTGACTTTATGCTCAATGGGTTTGTCAGAGTCGCCTGTTAGTTGAATTGAAGACAAATCACTTAGGGATTTACGCAACAGAATCTCTATTGCTTTCATGCGAGTAGGACTTAAGTCTTCACTTAATCCAAGTGCATGATTTTGCAAAACATTTACAAGCTGACTAGCCTGAATTTTTGCCCTAATTTCGTCTTGATGATAAGCACGAATTCTTGATGCCATTTGTGTTTGACTCCTCTAGGGTTGGTCAAGGTTAGTATTTACTGACCTAGTAGACTTGGCATAAGTTCATATAGTTTCTTACGCTGTTCTTCGTCTGCTAGTAGTCCTAATGGTAACACACCAGCAAGAATGTCTTTTTCATTCTTTCGCATTGGGTCAAACGCTGCAAATCTTGACCTAACTTGTGCAGGGTCAAATACTGCATAAGTTGTACCAACAAGAGCATCTTGACCTTTTTGAGACCTTGGAATCTTTCCACCACCAACATCAAAGACATTTTTGACAAGCAAAGAGTCATATCCTTGTTTCTTGGCAATCTCTGACAACATATCGGTGCTATATGGCAATACTTCTGGGTCATTTGGTAAAGCAGTATCAATCTGTCTCCAAGAAGAACCATAAGGGGCATCAATCATCATTGGATTTTCAAGCCTTACTGACAATGGCATTACAGCCTGTCCCTCTGGTCTTCCAAATTCTGGTCTGCCAGTAGCGTAAGTATTTGCAACTTTTGGATTATCTGTAGCCCATAACTCAGCATTACGCAATTGTTCTTTTCTAGCCCCTTGGGTTGTTCCATGATAAGCATCTATGAAACCCATAGCCTCTGCCCTCATCTCTGGCGTATTGTCTTTAGGAAGTCCTAGACCTCCTTCTTCAATAGGTAGAGCAGCGTTTCTTTGGGCTGTGTCTAGTGCTTCTTGCTGTGGTGCTGATTTCTTAGGTGTATCAGAAAGATAACCAAACTTTTTGGCATTTTTAATAGATTCTTTGTCCATGACAATAGGCAATTCATCTAATCCCATGTCTCTCAGAACAGCATAACGATGCCTTCCATCACCAAAGACAATGCCACCATCTTTGTTTACTGAGACATTGCTTGCTTCTATTGATTTTGCATCTTTCAGGTAATTCTCAAATTTCTCGTATCTACCAGAAATGCCTTCTTTACCTTTTTCGCCAACATACTGCCAAGATGTTTTGGAGAAAGCCTCGTCAAAAGCAGATGGATTTACATTAACTAATTGACCACCACTTTTCTTGTCAATTCGATTGATTGTTACAGGAATTGTTCTATCGCCAATTTTGATAGCTGACAAATCTTTTCCAACATTCTCAATACTTGCACCTACTGGTAAACCCTTAGTAGCTTTAGCCGCACCTACAGAAGCAGGCAATAGCGTCATAGCCGCCTCAAGCGCTTCAGGACGAGGCTTAGTAGTCATGCCTCTACCAGTAGTCAATGGCTCACCATAAGCCATTCTCTCCATAGTCTGCTGAACAGCAGGGACTCCTAAGAGATTCATTAACATCTCTACAGGAGGATTCTCGTAACCAAAAGGCTTTGCCCCAAACTGTTGGACTTTCTTTAGTCGATCAGCAAGTAAACCCATTATTGGGTTTGACATTGGAGTAGCCCTTAACTCAGCCATTATTTCATCCTGCCCATTTTCTTAGCAGCTTCTGACATAGCAATGGCGAGGGCTTGGTCACGGCTCTTAACGACCTTACCGCCTTTGCCAGAGTGCAGAGTACCTTCTTTGTACTCACCCATCACCTTGCCAACTTTTTTCTGACCAGCTTTTGTCATTTTCATTTTTTAGGCTTCTTTGCTTTGTTCTTGGCTGTGCGCTCACCACGCTCAGGTTTAGTCTTCTTCTGCATAAGTTTCTGCATCATCTCCAGAGCCTGCTGATTTGTCGTTCCCATTGTCTTTCTCCTCAGTAATCGGACCGCCTGCAATCCATGCCTCACAAGTTCTCTTGGAAGCACACTTAAAATCAAATACTTCGCAGTAACCTAAGTCACCGGCATCGATAACTTCCCAAGCATCCATCTCGGTGTCACCCATCTCTAAGCCTGTTTCGATACAAGACAGCATCTTAGGGGTCTGGATAAATGCGGAACAGTTACCGCAGCGAGACTTTTTAGCTTGTTCTGGTGAGTTTCTCCATGTCTTAGAGACTTCACGCCAGTAATCCATGTTCGCCTCATTAGGATTCATCGGTCCATAGTTGGCTTTATCAATGGCTTTTTGACGATTTTCAAGATTGACAGCTACATCGCCAGTAGCAACAGGACAAGATTCGCCACTCTTTTCTTGGCTTTGTATCTCAATTTCAATCTTTACGGATGGCTCAAGTAGTCCAGACATAACAGTCCTCAAGGAGTTTTAACCATTATCTCACGAAAAAAAAGAGAGAACAAGTCTCTCTAAAACCTTGGCAACGCAACTAGATTCTATCCAATTAACTTAGCTAATGTGTCGTTTAAAACTGACATCTCAGTTTGTTTATAAATAGCCCAAATCCTAGCCTGTCCGTGAATCCCATTATGAGAACCTTGGTGGCAATCCTTACAAAGTGGGATACATAAGTATTGATGGTGCTGTTTTATGTGGTGGGCATCACTCGGTCCTGATTGACCGCAAACACCACAAGGCATCTCTTTGATTCTTGCTAGGTGTAGTCTTTCTCGTTTTGTAAAAGTGTTATTCAATCTCTACCACCTTATCGCCATGTGATCTTATGTAGTCTTTTGTTTTCTGAATGTATCTCTCAAACTCACTTCTTGAGATACTTCCTTGCTGTAGATCAGCAAATTGAATCAAATCTCTACAGGCTTGGATAGTTTGTCCATCTAATCCCATGTTAAGTGTCTCTTGGTAGCGGATAGCGGCTTTGTGGAGTCCTTCTTGGGCTTTCTCACAGTAAGGCAAAACCTCTGGTCCTACCCCACCCTTACCCATCATCTCACTCAGATTAAGCACATCGACTAGGACTCTCCAATCATGGATTGTGCCTTTTCCCTTTGCCATAGCCTCCAAAGCGGAATACTCAAGCATCCTGAGTTTGTCCAGTTTGTCCCTCTGGGTTATCGCTGCTCCCACTAGGGCATGGTTGATGGGATTCAATAGATTCCAATGCTTTCTCTTTGTTTTCTTGCGAGTCATTATCTTTTCCGAAAATGGCGTTCCATCGGTTTGCGTATTCTTCGTTAGTTACTGAAAACGGGCGACCCGTTGAGCCTTTGCTCATAATTTTTCTCCCTAAGTGCTAGTTCTATGTCTTTTGCAAAATCGTGCATGATTACCGAATCTGGCGAAAACTTACTTGAGATATTCCATAACTCACATCTTTCTTTGTAAGTAAGACCAATCCAAGGTTTTTCAGGAGTGTCTACCACTTCTAGCAAAGCATCGTGAGCTTTATTCAAATCCGTTGTTTCACCAGTCCAATGCCATAAATGCAAAGCGTCTAACGCTAATTTAATTGCTTCATCTTTGCTCATGATTTCATATTCCTTACAAAAGTAGCAAAACTCTCAGCAGTACTGCCAAATGCTTTCATCTTGTCAAACTCCCTAGCCACTTCCTCTAGTATTGCGTTTCTTTGAGATGGTGAGACATAAATGTCAAAGTAATACGGCTGACCCAAATCCCTCAGTATCTGCTTACCAAGGTTAGATTGTTTCTCCACCTCGTTAAAGGCTTCGTCTTCTTCGCTTGTCCATTCAGTCATGTGTTCTTCTCCTTGAGTTTGGCTTCAATGGCTCGGGCAAAGTGAATGTCCGTGTGCTGATGAGAAGCCGAACACTCAGCCACAATCAAAACAATCTCCTCATCCGTCAGCCCAACCCATGTGCGCTGTGGTGCGGTGGTGTAGAGAGGTGTTTCGTAGGTTGCTCCGTGGTCAACAAAACCTCTCATGTGTTTTTGAAAGCGCACTTCATGTGTGCTTTTGTCTTGATACATCCACACCACTGGCTCTGGCTCCTTGCGCTGTGGTGGGGTGGTGTGCTTCTGGACAAGTGCAATCAATCGTTTTGCTTCTTCCTCATATTTCATCCAACGGTCACCCCAAGGCTCGGGAATTGGTCCGCCTTCCCAAATTAGTTCGTTGCAGGAATCCTCTCCGTTTTCGTTAGCGCACAATTCCCACGCCAATGATTCCCATCCTTCTCCACCTTCCCACGCCACAGGCTCCTGCTCTGGCTCATAATTCAAGCCTAACTCTCTAGCGTTCTCTGCCTTCTTTTCTAGGGCTTCGTCTTTGTTCATGTTTTCACCTGTAGAGATTTAGGGATATAAATGCAAGCCCTGTCTTTGCTGTTCTTAACATTGACAGGATTAGGTAGAGAGAACCTTTTGCAATTTAGACACTTTGCATCAGGCTCTTTTGGTTTGCAACCAAGCATTAGATTGCTCTCATGTCGTAGTCAACAGTTTTAGCGTGATCTGCTTCTGCAATCAGGTGGCTTGCCAACTTCATAGTGCCATCAATCTCAATCTGCATAAACTGCTCGTCAGACAGCAAAGCAAAGACATCAGTACCTTCGTAGTGGATTGACTTTAGGTTCTCAGCGTATGTGCCTTCCTCGTCCATTGAGTACTCTAAGACGCATTGCACAGTTAACTCACCAGCACCAGTTTTTGTTTCAAATTCAAAAGTTTTATCAAACATGACTTAATCCTTAATAAGTGCTTTTTCCACAGCCGTCTTCTTGCAAAACACGCAAATCAGGAGTTAAACGAACACGATTTCCAAGCTCATCCCAACCACAAGCAATTGCATCTTTAACAACTCTGATTTGACGAACTTGGTTTGTTTTAAACATTGAGTGGCTAGATGGAACGCAAGCTGCCAAATCGCTAAGTGAATTTGTTTTAGCTGTAGCCAAAAAATCCATCATTACCATGTGTTGCTTTGCAGTTAGTTTTGTGTATTTAGACATGACTTAATCCTTAAAAGTACCCTCACGAATTGTTTGGGCTGATGTAAGTATAGCAAACTAAACAAAGTGTTTAAAGGATTTATCTAAGTATTTTCCCTACTCTGTAGTTTTTACGCCAAGTCTTTCGCTTGCTTGCTCGGAACGCCATATGTCACTTTTCATT